CTCAGGACGGCACGGCTCAGGTCGGCATCGCTCAGGACGGCACGGCTCAGGACGGCACCGCGCAGGACGGCACCGCGCAGGACGGCACCGCTCAGGTCGGCATCGCTCAGGACGGCATCGCTCAGGACGGCACGGCTACCTTTCTCACCATAAGTCTCTACCCAAATCTTATGCTCTGCGAGGATCTTTTTCAGGTCCATGATAATCTCCTTAAATTGTGGTTTCGACCGTTTCGGCCCACTGCGGATATGTATCAGCCATCTCAGCCATCTTCTCTGCATAGATCAGCGATCCGACTTCATTAGGATGATAGCTCATCATTATATCAAAGAGGGCGTGGTAGGCTGCTTTGAACTCTGAGAAGGTCATTGTGATTCTCCTATTGAATGTGAGGTGGGTAGAGTATTTGATTGTGATTGTGCCGTTTTCAAAAATCCCCATTATATCAGTAGATGTTTCAGGATAGCTGATAAGACCGTATTTGACTGCCGTTACTACAAGGCCATCTCTCCGCGTATTGAGTATTTGCATTGGCTCTTGTTTGCTGCGCCTTTTGGCTTCTCTGATTGCTTCTTGTTTGGCTGTAAGTTTCATTTTATTATCCTTTTTTAACCTACTTATAATATAGTAAATAGTTTTATATAGGTCAAGAGTTATTTTAAAATAGTTTGACTTTTTTTTATATCACCTTATATTAATCACAGGGGATAGACGCTTACCGTCTAAGCCCTATTTTTATATGCCAACTATTTCTTTAGCGATGATCTGTCACAACGAGGGTGCTACCCTTGAGAAAGCCATCCAATCAGCATTGCCTTTTGTTGATGAGGTGGTTATTGGAGTAGATAAAAGCTCTACTGATAACACCGCTGAGATAGCCAAGATGTATGCTACGCCGGGTAAATACTTTGAGTATGAGTGGCGGGATGATTTCTCATGGGCGAGAAATCAGGCTATCAAGCGATGTGAGATGAGCCTGGTATGCGTGGTCGATGGCCATGAGTTTATCCCCGGCGACGATGAGCCTATAGGAGTCAACTGTGCCCGTATGCGGGGGACTGATCCTAATACGGTTCAGGTTCCCACCCCGATGGCTCTGTTTGATAATATCCACAAAGAGGGATTACCCGAGGGGATGGATGTAGCCTGTATCACCTTAGCAATGAACGTGGACGAGTGGGGCATACCACAACTATTCTTCCTACAACCACGGATATTCAGGAACACAGGCGAGATCTATTATCAGAACCCTGTCCATAATGCATTGATGGGATATGATCAAGAAAAGGCGATGGCTTATCCCGAAGCGATAATTGTTCATAACATGCCACCACAGCGCGAAGCTAAAAGGAAGAAGCAACGTGGTAAGATGAACTTCTCTGGGCTAATGGCTGATGTGCGCGAGGAGCGCAAGAAGCCCATAGAGGATCAAAATGCGCGTCCCTTCTTTTACATGGGCAATTCTCATGCTGACTTAGGCAATCAAAAACAGGCTATTCATTGGTATGAGCAGTATCTAAAACGATCCAAGTTTGGTGAAGAGCGATACCAAGCCCTTCAACAGTTGGCTGTCCTTGAGCATAGATACCATAAAGATCCTATCAAGGCCCGAGAGTATGCCCGTCAAGCCTCTGAGACGCAATGGCGTCGGTGTGAGCCTCATGTATTGATGGGTGAGATATGCGCCCAGGAAGGCGATTGGGAGCAAGCGATTCATCACTTTGATGTATGCGACATCTATGAAGCACCCCTGACGGTTATGTTTTTGCAGGGATCTGTCTATTCTTATATGCCTGATTTCCAACGGGCACGTTGTTATGCCAATCTCAATAATTGGGGCAAGGCGTTAGAGTATATAGAGCGCGTCCTTACATGGCGTCCTGGCGATCCCGAAGCATTGGCTTTGTATGGCGAGTTTAAGAGCCATCTAAACCACTCAGAGGGACAACCCAACCTTCTTATGGTGGATAGAGTGGGTAGTTTTACCACCGACATCGGGCAGACGTTTACTGACAATGGCTTTTGCGTGTCGCGACAGAATGCTTGCGATAATCAGTGGAAGGCGTGGGCTGATCTGGCGTGGTTCGAGTGGTGCGATGAGAATATCGCCCACTGGTCAAGAGCCGATTGGGATTGTCCTGTCATCGTCCGGTTGCATTCCTATGAAGCGTTTGGCAATATGCCTGAAGCGGTCAACTGGCAAAACATCTCTCACCTCATCTTCGTCGCTCCTCATATACAGCAGCTCGTTCATCAGCGATGGCCCGAACTGGCTAAGGTGCCTCAGTCTGTTATACCTAATGGAGTAAAACTAAATGGTTTGGAGTATAAGGAGCGTAGTCATGGTAAGAGGATAGGATACCTCGGATACCTCAATCACAAAAAGGGTATCGATCTACTGATACAGGCCATGTATTCATTCCCTGAGTATGAGTTCCATGTGGCTGGCTCCTTCCAAGACCCGCACCTTGAGTATTATGCTCTCAACTCATGGGCCGAGATGAGCAATGTGTGGTTTCATGGATGGATAGATAACAAGGATGAATGGCTTGAGGAGGTTGATTATCTTATCAGTCCATCTATAGTAGAATCGTTTGGCTATTCTATTGCAGAGGCGATGGTCAAAGGGATCAAGCCTCTGGTGCACCATCGTCCCGGTGCTATCTGGCCGCAGACATGGCGCACGATGGATGATTTAGAATTGATGATTGATCCACATAGCGAATACAACTCTCAGGCTTATAGGGACCATATCGTCAATAACTACTCGCTGGAGAAGCAGATGAGCATGACGATGGATTTGGTTCAAAGCCTTTTGGCGCATAAACAACAACGTGGCCCTCATCTTGAATTTGCACAGGAGGTAGTATGTCCGAAGATAGATATATAGAGGTATTTAGAGAGTTGCAAATAGATCTCATCGATTCATTGAGTGCTTTTTATAACTGCGTTGATGAGGATTCTGAGATATGGATGGATGATGATAGGGCTTATCGTATCCTTGAGATCTGCCAGGGTGACTCCGATGGTTTTGTCTCTATACCGCTTACGTGGTGGGATCATTTTAAGATAGAGAAGTTGTCCTTTTTTAATTCCCTTTTGAAGCCACCTAAATATCGCAGGATCTATATAGGTAACTCAGGTCAAGATAAGTTCATTAGCGATAAGATGATCGCGATATGGAAATATAGCGCATGAGGGTCTATATAGCCGGTCCCTACTCGCAGGGTGATAAAGAGGTCAATGTGCGTAGGGCCATTGATATGGCAAGCACACTGATGCGATTGGGCCATGTGCCTTTTTGTCCTCATCTTACTCATTATATCCATCTCATCCATCCTGAAGATTACGAGACATGGATGTCACAAGACCTTGAATGGCTCTCTGTTTGCGATTGTGTTATACGTCTAACGGGCGAAAGTGAGGGGGCAGACAGAGAAGTTCTTTGGGCGACTGCTAACGACAAGCCTGTCTATTTCAATCTTGCTGAATTCATGGAGGTGACACCTTGCCAGTGCTGATTTTCATTCTACTCAAGATTTTGGAGATAAGCCTTTTCATCTTAGGTCCGGTGTATGTATGTCGATGGGTGGGAATATTTGTGGAACGATACACCATTATGAGAGACGATGCAAGGGATTTATGTTTGTTCTTGCGGTGGTGTACAGGATGTGTTTTATCTATGGCAGGAATCATCACGATGTATATTTTATGGCTTATTCTCTCCACCCTCATCTCTGTAAATTGGCAATGGGCACAGGAGATAGCCAATGCTCTCTAGCGCAATAATCCCAGTATATAACCAAACACCCGCTTATCTCAGAGCGGCTATCCTCTCCGTTCGTGAGCAGACGGTCCCTTGTGAGATTATCGTGGTGGATGATGGCAGCAATCCACCCTGTCATACAATTGTATGTGATATACCAACAGACAAAGATCATCCCATCATTTATGTGCAGCAAGAGAATGGTGGCGTATCGTCTGCTATGAACAAAGGTCTTGAGTATGCTAATGGTGAGTATATACAATGGCTTTCCTCTGATGATCTTTACCGCGCAGAGAAGACAGAGATACAAACAAAGGCGCTCCAAGATTCCGGTGAGATGATTTGTTATTGCACTTATGAGGAGGGTATACCTACTATTCAGAATGTGTGGCCAGCGGCTCAATATCCGAATAGTAAGTCCCTTTTTGATGGACTTAGGCAGCATAGTTTTATTAATGCCTGTACCGTCATGTGGCATAGAGATGTCTTTGATGAGGTGGGTGAGTTTGATATAAACATGCGTCATATGAACGACACAGAGATGATTTTGCGATGTGCAGAGAGGTATAACTTTGTCGCTGTAGATGCACCTCTTGTTCGTCGGCGTATCCATCCTGGTCAGATGATCAATACACTGCGGCAAGAGGACGAGGCTAAGTCCAAACAAGCCGATCTTGATTATGTAAATAAACGCTATGGTGCAACTCTAAAACTGTGGGTACCTAATGCCAACTAAGATGCAATTCGCTAAATACCTCCGTCGATACAAGCTGGAGGATAATATCTGGAAAGCAACCAACAAGGTAGATCGCCTTCCCCGTAAAGAAGCACAGGACAAGGTGGTAAAGTCGGGGGGAGAATGGCGATTTACTACTAAAGATATATGGGAGGTACTACGCAAATGAGATATGAGGTGCTACACTTAGAGTCTAATTATCTTAACGTATATTGGGGTGTGTTTGATCATTGGGATGAGCGATTCATCTATGTGAGGATCAAGCATAAGATGGCTAAGAAGATATGTCGCCACCTTAACAAAATAGAAGAGCATAACGAGAAGATAAGGGAACTATGGTCGTAGCCGCTTTCTTACAAAATTACAACGGTGTCTTAAATAGCTACCTTCGCCAGTGCCTCACATCTATGTCGGTTGTAGCTGATGTTATATACGTCTATGATGATGGCTCAACGGAGGATGTTAAGTCCATCTATCAGGACTTCGATTGCGTGGTGATATACGGGCGAGAAAATAACTTTCGCCATGAGCTTTTACATAAGCAGAAACTCCTATCTATCGCTCTGCGGAGCAATCCCACATGGCTCTGCTGGTTTGATTCAGACGCCATTCTGGGCGCATGGTGGGAGGATAGGGATCGCACAGAGGATACCTTAGCAAGAGCCAGTCAGCAGAATATTGACCTCATCTTTTTACATAACCTCAACCTTTGGAGAGATAGTTGGTGGTATCGTACAGATCAATCCTATAACGACCTATGGCATGGTGTCTTCTGGCGCAATACGGGGCAGTTACACTACAAGCCTGTAGCCAAATTGCATCAGAAGCAATATCCTTTTTTCTATTATGATACACAGCACTCAACCAATACGACACAACTTCAGCAAGATGACGCGCAACTATTGCACTTCGGCTTTGCCTCTGCCGATGAGATAGCCAAGAAGTATTTCACGTATAGAGACAACGGACAGACAGGATGGGCTTTAGATAGGTTGGTATCAGAGCAAAAGATGATCAACCCACAGACGAATGAGGAGGAGGTGTTTACGCTTGAACCGGCTATGGGTAATTGGTTTCCCTCTTGGTATGATCACGGTAAACCCGCTGAAGAGCCGGAGCCTCTTTTTACTCCCGAAAGGATGATGCTCTATGGTAGCTACGAACAATGGAAAGCAGCCCAATAAAACCGCATCAACGATAGGTGCTATCATTGGCTTGTGGGTCGCTCTGTATGTGATATTCACCTTGGCTCTTTTCGCGTGGAATGGTGCAGATAAAACAGTTACCTGGATATTAGGAGGTTGATAATGCGTATCGCCGTTGTGCATCCCGGCTCGGGCTGGATACTGTCTCATATAGCCAATCGATTAGCAGAGGCTTATCCTGATATTATTGAATCCTATACACCCACCTATCTTACTGAACATATACTTGAAGACTTCAGTCATATTGATGCGTGGGTCTATTGCGATATTCAGAATTGTTATTATGCCATGCTGAAGGAGTATTACTCAAAAGCTATCCACGTAGGATTGTTTACTCATCTGGACAAAGATTCTCCCGAGTCATATCGTTTCCATTGGGGATCGTTGGATGGCGTAGTGCATATGTGCGAACGATATTATCAGATGTTCCTTGATAATCACTTTTTCCATGTTGATAGAATGACGATTATCCGACCCGGTGATGTATCGTCGTTTCCATTCCGTCAGGTGCGTTTTGGTATATGCCAGCGCGGTGAGCATATCGGTAAGGGAGCAGAATTCTTACCGGCTGTCATGGATAATCTTGCTGCTGATGTGGCTGATGGTATTGAGTTGGTGACGTTAGGCAAAGGATGGGAGAATAAAGACTTTGGTGTCTCTCATACCTGTTGGCTTGATGAGTCGTATGATAATTACCCTGCCTTTTATCACCATATAGATTATCTATTGATACCCTCACTGTGGGAGGGTGGTCCAATGGCATTGTTAGAGGCTATGGCGGCAGGTATTCCCATCATCGCCCCTGATGTGGGGTGGGTGCCTGAGATCATGCGCGAGCTTACTACGCTCTTGGACATGGATGGCAAGGACATTGATAGCAATATCGAGGGTGTGACCTATTATCGTCCCTCTCACTTCTGGCTCTATAAGCCGGGAGACATTGATGGGCTTAGTCACATTATTGACTCTATCATGTCGGTTCGTTTAGCCAAGAGACAAGTCGTGGCTTCGATGAGCTATGAGAAGTATGGCCGCGACCTTATGAACTTCATCAATCATCTCAAAGGGCTGCGCGATGGTGCCTTCAGTTAGTCCTATCAACCCTTCTCCCTATGCTGCGCGGTGGCACTCAGGGCAGAGGGTAAGGGTAGTGGATGAGCATGATAAGAATATGGGTGATGGTAACATCTCATACTTGTATGGCATAGGGACAGGACGGCGCGTATCTGTTATGATGGAGTTTCCTGAAAAGATTTTGCTGGATGTATCTATTAAGCAACTGAGGAAAATCTACTGATGAAGAGATACTGTCTGGGTGCTATCCTATTGCTCGGTATTTGCTCGCTTATTGCTCGGTTCTGTTATACACATAACGACGAATATTCAATAGAGAAATGGATAGATAATGCCTGAGATAATCCTTGATCTGGGATGTGGAAGTCACAAGATCGACGGGGCCATCGGCATAGACTACTATCCCTTTGAAGGCGTTGATATTGTCCGCGATCTGACAAGGGGCTTGCCCTTTGGTGATAGCGTAGTCGATGGCGTTATCGCTAAACAGGTGATGGAGCACGTAGACGGAACCGATCTCATATTCTTAGTCGAGGAAGTATGGCGCGTCTGTAAGCCGGGGGCGCAGTTCCTCGTCATCGTTCCTGATAAATCCTCATCAAATGCAGGGAAAGACTTCACGCACAAAAAGAAGGACTGGGACGAGTTCAGTTTTGATATGTGGAAGAAGAATGATGGCGAATACATCATCCACCGAGGACCAGGGTATAATATCAAGGGCGAGTTTAAGGGGTATTCTGATTTGAATTATCAATCAAAGGATCGCACCTATAGATTGGAGGTGGTCAAGTGATAATAAATGCCTCTACTCACAACGCAAGTTGTACATGGACTCATCCCACTATACCCAAAGAGAAGCGCAAAACCTGTAAGAAGTGTGGGCACGAATTATGGGAGGTCGCTGATGTGCGGTCAGGGTCAAAAAGATATGCTTGTGTCGTATGTGAGCCAGGATGGAAGTTCAACAGCCTTTAGAATGGAGATGATAGATTGAGTAATATTACAGCCTATGTCTTGATCAGCCACGACGTACCACTGTTAGAATGGTGTATCACCAATGCCCGAGAGAGAGCAGGGGTGGAGCATGATTGGCTTGTGGTTAATTGGATCAATGATCCCGAAGAAGCCAAGCCGGTAAAGAAGTGGTGTAAAGACAATGGAGTGCGCTATTGTAGTTTTAAGGCAACCGAGGGTGAAGGGACGGAGTGGTTTCTTGAGAATTTATATTCGGGATGGAACGAGGGGTATAAAAAGGCAGAATCCAAGTGGGTAGTGCGACTTGGCTCCGATCAGTTCTTTAGCCAAAACTGGCTGGCGGCACTGATGAACTGCCGCTCTCGTTGGGGTGATCGTGCTGTCTATCATACGTGGACAGTGGAAAGCCCTATCGCCAAGGGGTCGCGCCATGATGTGAGAGACTTTGGCTCTGACTGGCAATCGTTTGATCCTGTTCAGTTCGATCAATACGCCGACCACCTCATCCATAAGTATGGCTCACGGTTGGCTCTTTCTACGCATGAATGTGGCTTGTGGTATAATCATCCCGCAAGGGGGCAGCAGTTGCGTCCTGATGGCTGCACATGGCTACAGACGAGGGATCTATGGGAGGAGTTCGGCCCGATGGATGATAAGCTCAATGATGAGAGCGTGACAGGCGATGTGGCGTATATGGATCGTATCTATGACGGAGGAGTGCCGGGATTCTTGGTGCCACCATCATCGACCTTCCACCTTGTCAGATCGGAATCGAGGCATCTCCAAGAGTAACACTAAATGGTATTTGACATATCTATCATAACTCCTATATTTTTAATAGCGATTTTCTTTTTTAACCAAGGAGGATATGATGGATGCAGTGGCGTATTGGAATAATGTCGAAAAGCATGACTTCTCACGGTGCTGGGTGTGGAAAAGGTGTAAGAATAAAAAAGGATATGGCCTTCTTCAATATGACGGGCCAGACGGCATGGAAAGACATCAGAAATCACATAGAATGGCATGGCGTTTGAGTTTTGGCCCGATTAAAAAAGGTTTACATATATGCCACAAATGCGATAATCCAAGCTGCTGTAATCCATCCCATTTATTCATGGGGACTAATCACGAAAATGTATTAGATAAAATGGAAAAGGGGCGTATGCAGCGCGGAGAGAATACTTCCCGTGCAAAGCTAAATCCGACAAAGGTTCGTGAGATAAGAACAAAATACAAGGCCAATGAGTTTTTGAGTATGGAGACATTAGGTAAGGAGTATGGCGTAACTCCTGGTAGTATTTACAATGTCATTGCCTATATTTCCTGGTCCCATATTGACCCCGAGGGGATTACAGATGTGCCTCATAAGCCGATTGTTGGAGAGCGCACCGGGAAAAGCAAATTGACCGGAGAAAAGGTGCGCCAAATCAGAGAACTGCATGATAACGGAATACCGCAGAATGATCTGGCCGTGAGATTCAAGGTTATTCGCCAAACAATAGCCAATGTCATAAGCAGAAAAACATGGAAACATATTATATGATTAAGGAGATACAAGAATGAGTGATCAGGTAATCAAATTTGACAGGCCGGAACCGCCTTGGTCTGATTTGATGAATAGTGATCCATGTTGGGATATGGACCAGTGTGTATATTTTTTCTGGGATAAATTTAATGTAGAGCCAACGCATTTTTATTGTAACCTCCAGACGCTTCGTCTACTCAGAAGCCACCCTGATTATCGGGATAGATGGATTTATTTAAAAGGGAGACATAAGGAGAAAATTCCGCGATGGCTTGGATTGGATGAGGTTGAACATGTGACGATTGATGATACGCTACCCGATGGGCGCATAAAATTACGTTATATGAATACGTTTAACGCACCACCGAAATGCGTTGACTCTTATGATAAGACCCCAGTATATGATGTTTATATGGAGGTATTATGAGACTACCTTGGGAGAAAGAGCCAATAGGGAACTGTGAATATGCTATTACCAGCGAATGTCCCGATCCACAGTGTGGATGTCATCCCAAGATAGCTCCCCGCTTGCTCCTATTAGGCGGTGCGGGATTCGTAGGTGCTAATCTGGCCGTCTACTTTGCCGAACGTGGCTATAACGTCATGGCGATGGATAACCTTGTACGCAGGGGGAGTGAGTTCAACCTGTCCCGCCTGAGAGATGCCGGTGTGGCTTTTAGGCATGGTGATGTCAGATGTGTAGAGGATTGGCCACAGAATGATTTTGACGTAGTTTTAGATACGGCTGCCCAACCCTCTGCTATTGATGGATATGATAACCCGCTCTATGATCTCACCAATAATACAACGAGTGTTTTTAATACGATTGAATACTGCCGCACTCATAGGGCTGGATTGATCTTTTGGGCGACGAATAAAGTTTATCCTGCCTCTGCTATCAATGGGCGCGTCCTTACCTACGAGCCTACGCGCATCATGTTGGATAAAGCCATTGATGAATCCTGTCCTCTGGATGGTGGCGATAGGAGCATCTATGGAGCTACGAAGGTAGCGGCGGATCTCATCATACAAGAGTATGCAGATGCTTTTGATATACCCGCTGTGGTCAATCGCTTCAGTTGTTTATCTGGTCCTTATCAGTGGGGTAAGACGGAGCAGGGATGGCTTGCTTTTTGGGTCATAGCGCATAGATTACATATACCCCTTACTTACTTTGGGTATGAAGGTAAACAGGTCAGAGATGCGCTGTTCATGCCTGATATTTGTACCCTTATAGAGAAGCAGATTGATGGTATCATCCGCGAAGGGAAAGGCGGTGTGTTCAATGTTGGAGGCGGTTGGGATAATGCTGTGTCGCTGGTCGAAGCTACTGAGATATGCCGTGAGATGACAGGGACAGGATTACCTATCACCCATGAAAGCATCCCACGGAGGGCTGATTTTGCCTGTTACATAAGTAATATTGATAAGGTATGCAAGGCGTATAACTGGGAGCCACGGGTGTGTATACGAGAAGGGTTTTATCAGATAGATAAATGGGTATGTGATAATATAGCAACCATCGAAGAGGTGATTTCTCTGTGACTAAATCCGAGAAAGAATATCTTGACAGAGTAGCTCGTATAGGCTGTATTGTCTGTCGCAAGAATGGCTATCATAGCCCAGCCACTATCCATCACTTGCGAGAGGGAATGGGAATGGGTATGCGTAACGATTACAAACATGCCATCCCTCTTTGCCCATACCATCATCAAGACGGCCCTATCGGAGAAGCCATCCATAAGGGTATTAAGTCCTTCGCTAAGAATCACGGGACAGAAAAACAACTATTGGGTCAGGTCATAGCAATGCTGGCCGTTGAGGAGAGAAAATGAATCCACTGGAACCTTACCCACCTGTATCTATTGGGTTATGTATGGCGATGGATGATGAGTGGGTGGCTACTTGTACCAATATGCAATATGTAGGTAAGTATGCTGAGAAGATAGCAGTAGCACAAACGAATGATGATACCTTTGAACACCTCATAAAGATATGTGGTTCGCTGGACGCTGCCCATGTGCGCTTGGCGCTAACAGAGGATAGCTTATGGCGCAAGCCCGTAGCTGACAAGGTGAAGGCCTATCAGACGCTTATAAACATAGCCTCCTCCTGGGACGTGGATTTTGTTGTCTTTCTAACTGGGGACACTGTATTGCGTCATATCCACGGTATTTATGCTATCATTGAGCAGATGGCTAATGATGATACAAGGGTTGGATGTGCTAAGAATTATGGGGCCGAAGTCAACAAGGAAGAATGGACAGAGGAGGAGCTTATAGCGGGTAATGGCGGAGGGAGGATGCAAGATAATACCATGTTCGATTTCATGCCGCATCTATTTATAATTAAGAAGAGTGCTATGTCGCTATTTATTCCAATCATAACGAACCCGTGGAGCATTGAACAATGCTTAGGTAATGCATCCAGTTTATCTCAGACTGTTTTTTCTGAGAAGCCCTTTGATTTTGCTGATGGGGTGATCTACAACGCCAACCAACAGATACAGGTATCAGGGGTATGAAAAAAAAGGGATACACGCCATTCGATCATACTAAGGGGCCATACCCGCTCTCCCATTCTATTGACGGTGAGAAGATGCCGCCCGAGGGCACCAAGCAGCCTAAGCATGATGGGGATTCAGGGATGATTGCAAAAATCAAGAACTGGCTGCTTGAAGATACTGAGAACGCTACCATAGAGGAACAGTTGGCTGCCTCTGTGGAGGAACACGCCAAGCTGGACGAGGAGCTTGATTCCCAGATCAATTCTGCCCTATATGGCCCCATGCAGACCAAGATTGACGAACTGACGAAGGAAACCGAAGCCTTGGAGGCACAAAGGGAAGCTGCCATACAAGAGCTTGCTGATATAGCCACTCTCAGAACAGATAAACTTCAATCATTGGCTAAATTGGAAAATGAACTGGAGCAAGCTCAACAACTCACAGAATTGGCCAAAGAGGATCTCCCCACAGCTATAAAAGTGATGGAGAATGCTCACAGCGCAGTCGTGGTAGCACTACAGGAGCAGATAAAATCAATACAAAATCCAGAACCACGGTGGGACGCTTACAGTAGCGGGATGCCGACATACAAGGGTTGGATGTGCTAAGAATTATGGGGCCGAAGTCAACAAGGAAGAATGGACAGAGGAGGAGCTTATAGCGGGTAATGGCGGAGGGAGGATGCAAGATAATACCATGTTCGATTTCATGCCGCATCTATTTATAATTAAGAAGAGTGCTATGTCGCTATTTATTCCAATCATAACGAACCCGTGGAGCATTGAACAATGCTTAGGTAATGCATCCAGTTTATCTCAGACTGTTTTTTCTGAGAAGCCCTTTGATTTTGCTGATGGGGTGATCTACAACGCCAACCAACAGATACAGGTATCAGGGGTATGAAAAAAAAGGGATACACGCCATTCGATCATACTAAGGGGCCATACCCGCTCTCCCATTCTATTGACGGTGAGAAGATGCCGCCCGAGGGCACCAAGCAGCCTAAGCATGATGGGGGCAACCCTCCCCATATAGCATCCAAGGCTTTCGGTATCTGCAATCCAGCGGGTGAAGATTTTGGACCGCTGATTGATCATCTGGGTGAGGGTTTGTTTTCTTCCTTCAAGCTGGATTTTAGCAATACGATTCCCTTCTCTACGGGGGGTATTCATCCGCATACGGGATTGCTGTTGTTTGCCTTGGCCCTCAACATGCGCCCCGATGTGATCGTAGAGACAGGGACATTCATGGGTTATTCAACCTTCTATCTTGCCAAAGTATGTGAGACATGGCGACAGGGTAAGGTGTATACCTTTGATCCCGATCAAAATATGATAGCGCCCGAGATTAAAAGAAACCCTTATGTGGAATGTATACCCGCCAGGAGCGATTCGGCCATCTTCAAGAACAAGCTGGAAGAGTTGGGCGAGATAGACTTTGCTTTTATTGACTCGTGGAAACGCTTGGCCCTTTTTGAGTTTGCTCTGATAGCTGATCATATTGTCGATGGTGGTATAGTTGTTTTTCACGATACGCAACTATTGAACACGGGACGTGAACTGTGGCAGATTATCAACGGATCATTCCAAGAGTTTGAGTCCATCTTTTTTTCAGGTATTCCCCATGAAGATAACCCTCATAATTTTCATGGCAATGCCGATCACCGTGGGTTGCTCGTCTTGCGTAAACGCTCTGAGGTATTACCCTTTCTCGAAGTTGCCGATGCTGGCACTGATGATTTTGGCAGCCGACAGGTGACGCCCAAAATGGAATACTTATCTATTGTTCCAAAGGAGATCGAATGAAAGGATTCTCTGGTGGCACGGTTGAGGTGCGTGTGAGAAAGACGGCAGCAGATAAGTCTAAAAACACCCGCCTAGATTATGAGATAACGCGGTTGAATCATATAGGCCAAAACTACGGGCCACATATTTGCACCCCTACGATTTATCAAGATAGTCGTTTGATAAAGGACGGTGTGTTCTCCTATGAGATGGAATATATCCCTGGGCTTCGGTTAGAGGATGCGTTGCCTACTATGACGGTGAGTGAGATAGGTAAAACAGCCCAACGCCTTGCCTGTTTTATAATGGCTTGCTCGGATAACCTAGCCATCCCGTCTCCACGGGGCATAGTCATAACACCCGAGGAACAGTTTATAAGAGAGAAGTTAGATTCGATAAGTCTTCACATTGATCCCGAGTGGCCCGAATCAATAGAATACACCGATGTTGCCAAGTGGGTCGAGGTTGACACTCCTACTAAGAGCACAATGTGTCATGGTGATCTTGCTTTAGATAATATAATAGTAAGCGGTAATCGGCTTTATCTCATTGATGCCTTATGCCAAGGATTTGATAACTACCACTGGGACATAGCTAAGATACTACAAAGCTGCCTATGCCATTGGCCTACGGTGCGCGATAATGATGAGATTTATCCTATGGATGAGTCATTCCCCATCTTAGGTAGCTTGCTGTTACGTGCATTAGACGAGCACTGTGATCATGCACGAGTTGTCTTATATCTCGGGACCACTCTGGCGCGTATCATCCCCTATGCACCCACGGAACGACAAAAGAGGATGTTGCTATCCATGTCAACGTTTGTGCTCAAGGGCTATCTATCCAACTCATTTATCACTCAACCTGTTCCCCTGAGTGAGCCATGCTGACGCTTGTTTTGCCTATTGCCGGTAGGGGACAGCGGTTTATTGATAAAGGATACGAGATCCCCAAGCCCTTCGTTGATGTGGTGGGACAGCCCATGATACAACGGTGTGTGGATAACCTACCTCAAGCAGATAAAACAGTCATCATCCATCTCAATGACCATCAGAGATGGATAGACAGGTGGGCCGATTCGTCTTATATTTGCGAGGGCTTGGCCGATGTGACACCCGGAGCGGCATGGACCGTCTTAGCGGCACGGCATCATATCGATCCTGAGAGCGAGTTGATCATAGCCGACTGTGACCAGTGGGTCGATTGGTCGCCTGGGCATTTCTTAGACTATATCAGGCGACAGCAAGCCGATGGGGCCATGCCTGTTTTTAGGGGACACCGTTCGCACTGGTCCTATGCTCACTTTGATGCAGAGGGGAGGGTCGAATCAGTCATTGAGAAGGTGCCCGTTACTGCCGATGCTATATCAGGAGTCCGATACTTTGTACGCGCTGAGATGGCGTTCCAGGCTCTTGAGCGGCTTGTGGCACAGCCTACCCTTGGCGAGTATCACCTTGGTCCTGTCTATAATGATCTGATCCAGCGAGAGTTTAAGATACTGGCGTATCCTGTGCCGAGGGTCTATTCAATGGGAACGCCTGTTGAGTTAGAATACACGCTTAATAGTGGCATATTTCAGGAGGACACATGTTAGATTTCAAGTATAAGTTGGGTCTTGCTGTTACCATGTTTGATGAAGTGGATACGGTATGCTTTAACCTGAGACTGTGGGGGCATAAGCTATCTCATATAGAGGTGGTACAATCGGGCGTAGAGCCTTATAAAAGTATCAGCGATTCTATAGATGCTCATCCTTCCGCAAACTATACACAATTTCCTAACTTAGATGATCGTACCGACGAGGAGAGAGCCAAAAGTAACGAGCGTTTTGACTTTGGGCAGCGATCAATGGCGCGTAATTACTCTGCTGCTATGCGGGGGATGGAGAAGGTTGACTACGTTATATGTATAACGGGTGATACCAAGCTCTATCATCTCTATGGCGTTGATCGTATCATTGCCAATATGGAGGAAGTGGCTTGCTCAAGGGCGATGGGACAAAACCTACATAAGGCCGAATGGACAAGAGAGGAGATGGCCGACGCCAACCATCCTAAGGGAGGACGTATTCAGGATGCTTCAAACAAAGACTTCATGCCACAATTCTTTATCGTTTCTTGGGGCATGGTGGAGCGATTGAGTAACATAGAAGTTACTAATCCTTGGTGTTTTGAGCAATGCTTGGGAGATGCTATTGGCGATGCCAAGCAGTATGTCTTTTCAGATACAGCCTATGGATTCAATGATGGTGTCCGGTATAACGTCCCTTCGCCCAAAGGATGGAAACATTGAAGATATATTTGTGTGATCTTACTCATACAACACAAGGATATGGCTCAGAATTAGTGCCGTATGCCATTGGGTGTATTGCTGCCGGATTGGATGAATATGTATGCCTATTTAAAGATCCCGCTCTATTAAACGCCGCTTTTAAAGATGTCCGACCAGATATTGTCGGCTTCAGTAATTACATGTGGAATACAAATCTCTCTTGTGCTATTGCCAAAGAGATAAAGGATAAATACCCCGATATACTGATCGTCTTTGGTGGCCCCAACTTCCCGCTACGAACAGATGGTCAACGCCAATGGTTGCGAGATAGACCCTATATTGACCTCTATATCGCCGGGGAAGGCGAGACACCTTTTGCACAAGTTGTCCAAGAGTTCAAGTGGCACCACGACATCGGCACTACACAGTTAAGTGATATTTATGGTGTATGCTCTGTTGTAGAGGGTGACTATCACAAGGTGCTTACTCAATGGCCAGATGGGACAGATAACCTTCCCAGAGAAGAAGACTTGGGCTTTGCCATATCGCCTTATCTCAATGGCTCCCTTGATGAATTCTTAGCCGATCCTAAGTTGATCCCGATACTCGAATGCAATAGAGGTTGTCCCTTCACCTGTACGTTCTGCGTTGATGGCACTAAGAGCCGTTGTAAGGTAGAGAAGCATACCACAGAGCGTATGCTGGCTGAGTTAGAATATATCGCTCGTCGCACCCAAGCAAAGACACTGTTTCTTGCTGATTGTAACTTTGGTATGTATGCGGAGGATGTAGAGTTTAGCCTTGGTGTTCAGAAGATAAAGGAGAAGTATGGCTATCCTCAATACATAAACGCTTCAACGGGTAAGAATAAAAAAGAGCGTATCATAGAAGTTGCCAACAACTTACAAGGATCGCTCAGGGTAGCCGCCTCGCTTCAGTCAATGGATGAGGAGGTGCTTGAAAACATAAAACGAACCAACATTGATAAGGATACGCTCTCTGAGATCGTTTTAAGTCTACCAGATGCCAATACGTATAGCGAGCTTATTCTTGGTCTACCTGGCGATACCGCAGAGAAGCACAAAAAAGCGATCTGCGAGCTGATCGACATGGGCTATGATCAGATACGGATGCACCAACTAACGCTGTTGCCGGGGAGCGTATTAGACACACAGAGAGAGGAGTTTGGGCTAAAAACAAATCACCGTGTTCTACAACGGTCCTTTGGTGTATACCCTTGGGGCGATAAATCCATACAAGCCATTGAGACGGAAGAGGTAGTTACTTCAAGTAATACTTTTAGCGGATACCGCACCTGTAGGATGTTTGCGCTCTCCGTCGTCTTGCTCCATAATGAGAGGGCTTTTTACGAACTGGCTCAGTTTATTCGTATGATGGGATATAAGTATAGCAGTTTTGTGTCTTTTGCCCACGATCACATTATGAAGATGCCTGTTTCTAATCCAATGGCCTGCCAGTATGATCGTTTTTATCAACAAATGGACGACGAGCTAATGGATAATCCAGAAGGGAATATGGATGATCTATTGGCTGGGAGGACAGGGAATAATTTACTATTCAACACACAAGGGCATATACTCTATCATCAGTACGCTGACCTCAACACATTGGTATATTATTTAACGCGATACTTTATTGCTCTGCGCGATCCTTCTTTTCCTTCTGCGGATGAGAGACAATACCTGGACGAATTGGGGCGGTATTGTGCCATGAAAAAAGGCCATCTATCTGATATGCACAAGAGGGATTGGTCTGTTTTTGCTTATGACTTCATCCAGGCAGAGGAGGATAATTTCAAAGCAATGCCCGAAAAGAAGAATACTAAGATTGAGTTTTATTACACACCCGAACAAATAGACCTCTTCGATAATCAGTTTTATCTGTATGGCCGCTCTGATCAGGCTCTTGGTAAGATTATTGCCAGAGCGCCGATGAAGGATACCTATAGAAAAGCTACTTATGGATAGGCTCATCTGTGTCATAGGACAACATAGGGGTGGCACCTCCGTTGCTTGTGATCTGGTGGCTGCTTGTGGATACTCTTTTGGTGTACAAAGTCCCAATGATCTACGATTCAGCCGCCACGAGCATCCCATAAGAAAGGGACATCCTCAGATGACGGAAGAGGACGCCCAGGTAGCTCTCGTCACGCTGGAAGAATCGGGTGCTAACGCTGTCAAGCTCACAACCAATATAGCACCTTGGTTGCGTAACCTGAACGGCATCGTCAAAGATCTAAAGATCGTCGCCATGCTGAGATCGCCTCTGGCTATTTCTAATAGCCGATCATCAGGCGATAGTTATGCTTATGCTGAGGATGAGTCAAGCATCGAAGCCGTGTCCTATGAGCAAGGAGGTATTCTTACTCTACTGAATCGTATTGCTGTACCGACACTTATAATAGATTTTGAACAACTACTAAATGATCCCGTCAATCACTTGCGCCATTTACCTCTATTTCTGAATAGTCAAGTGGATGCGAGCGACCTTAGTTCACTTATACACCCAGAGATAGTAATACATGGATGATGAGCGTATAGCCTTGTTCTCTGAAGCCATCAGAGAAAGGGGCGTGGGCGTGGTTGGTCGGTTAGATGTGACCATAACGGCTAACGATTGCTGGTGGATATACAAAATACTATCCTCCCTAAAAGACAATCCTACGGTCCTTGAGTTTGCTGGCGGTGCTGGCACTTCTACCTCTTGCGCCAAAGAGGCGCTGTGCGATAAGCCAGTAGACTTTTATACCATAGAAAGCGACACAAGCCTTTATGACGATCTACAGTCCATAATAAACGGCTGGGGCATTCTACTCCCTGGTGCTGCGGATGATCTGTTAGATGAGATACCTGACCAATTAGATGCTCTCATCCTTGATGCTTATCATCACTACTCATGCGCTCAGTGGTATATTACTAATCTCTGGCCCCGTGTGGTCCCAGGTGGCTATTGTATGATCCATGATATGTTTTACAGGAGTGATCTGGGAGATGAGTATAAAACCGTTCTGACGAGCTTGGATTTGATCAAGTGGAACATCGTCCATCAAACTAAAGATGAATCACCCACGCCTTCAGGTTGGTCATATCTTACGGGCTATCCATCTGGTATACAAAACTCATTATTGATTATAAGGAGAACAGATGCAAACTGACACCTTCGGGCAGATCATTGACAGGCTCATCATCACCAACCTCAAGCGGTATCACTATGAGAAGGACGATAACAAAGAAGCTGCCGAGTTGGCAGGGGAACAGGCAGACAGTCTCTCCAAGGCTCTGGAGGTTTATGATTGGGAGTGTCGCAATAAGAAGAGGCTCCCCCTTGTTCAGCATCATCTGAGATTTCACAATCACAACGATGTGGAGGCTTTTCGCGTGGGCAAGAAAGTAACCCCCAATGTACCCGATACGATGGGCAAGTGTGTTGATGCCCTTGTGACCTGTCATTCTGATTACTGGCATAACCAGTCCCGGCTCCAGACGCTCAAGCAGATGATCGACTCAGCGCCCAAGGATAGCGCCGATCAAGCCCATTTTGAGAAGGAGTTTGTCCAGGCACAAAGGCTCACAGATATTCTGAACCAGTCAAGAAATGAAATCCTTGAGGGTATGGATGAACTATATGTCAAAGCGGTGGGCGATGAATGATAAGCAATTACTTATTCATAGGGTATTGACAATACTAAGCAATCTAATCAAGAGAAAGAAGGAACTGGAATGGGATTACAAGATAAGAGCGCAGCATACATAGACTCACGCAAGGCATCCTATACGGCGGCATCTGTCCTGCCGCTCAAGGTGATTCAGTCCAAAGAGATACAGGCAGCGGCTACTCTTAAGCGATACTTCCCTGTTCATGCTCAGTTTATCCCTACCGAAAGATGTAATCTAAATTGTTCGTGGTGTAGCTGCGCTAATGATACCCGGCGTATTACTGCCAGCATTGAGATGGTAGAAAAACTGGTTGATGTATTGTCAAGATGGGGATGTAGAGCTGTCACGATCACGGGCGGCGGCGAGCCGTTGATGGCTCCCGATATCAAGCAGATTCTTACGCTTTTTAACGGGGCCAATATAAAGATTGGACTTGTATCTAACGGTTATCTATTCCCCAGCCGAACGGATACAGAAGATATATCTAAGTTGACGTGGTGTCGGATATCCTGTAGTGATGATAGGGGGTTGGATACTAAGGGATTTGGCGATGCGATAACGTATGCTGTTGAGCGTGGTCCCAATGTTGATTGGGCTTTCAGCTATGTAGTCACCAGAGAGTTCAATTTAGATCGCTTCTGTGAGTATATCGAATATGCCAATAAATACGACTTTACCCACATGAGAGCCGTATCCGATCTGTTTGATCTGGACGGTGTAATTGATATGGATATCATTAAGCGAGATGTGAGAGAGCGAGGGATCAATGATAGCAAGGTAATTTACCAAGGGCGCAAGGAATTTAGCCGGGGTGTCAAGGATTGCCTTATCAGCCTCTTGAAGCCTGTCATCGGTGCCGATGGTAAAATCTATCCATGCTGCGGGGCGCAATATGCCCTTGATGAACCCACCCGCAACATGCCCGATGAGCTTTGTATGGGAACGATAGATGACTTGGATGAGATCTTTGCCAAGCAACTTAACTTTGATGGGTCCATTTGTAGGCGATGTTATTATGGTGATTACAATAAAGCACTGAGCGGGTTGATTGTCCCTTTAGAGCATAGAGAGTTTGTATAATAGTATAGGGCGATAGAATTTTACCTATCGCCCTATACACCAAAGCATTCCTAACCAGACCTCGCCAACCCAAGCCTTAGACTGCCCAACCCAAGCCCGCCGATCCCGAGCCTAATATACCACCGACCTTGCCTAAGCCCACCTTACCGTATTCCACCGGAGCATACCATTCATCACCCGACCGAGCTTGACCATACCAAACCAGACCCATCCTTAATATACCTCCGACCTTACCAAAGCTAACCGCTGCCTATCTCTGCTCGATCCACCTTACCGTTCCCTACCCCACCATCCCTGACCTTAATTCACCTCTGACCTTGGCTCATCATGCAAAACCATGCCCGACCTCACCCGCCAAACCCCTCCTCGCCACACCAAGCCTAACCATGCCGTTCCCCAATATACCTCTGACCTTACCCTGTTTGACCGAACCATTCCAAAGCCGACCCAAGCATTCAACGCCCGACCAATCCAGACCCTGGCTTTCCATAGCAAACCTTACCTTAAGATACCACCGACCCTAACTTACCAAACCAAACCTGACCGAAGCGAAGCAATCCCCGCCTAACCTGTCCGTAGCCTACCTATCCCAAGCAAACCTAAATATACCACCGACCTTAACTCACCCAACCTATCCCCACCTTGCTTGAGCAAACCCGACCCGACCTCACCGTTCCTTACCAGCCCGTACCTCGCCAGACCCGAGCTTACCACTGCGAACCTTAATATACCACTGACCTTACCTCATCTCACCACGCCCCACCACACAAAGCTTGAGCCGACCATGCCTTACCAGACCAGCCCTTACCTCACCAAACCTTGATATACCACCGACCTTGCCCTACGTCACCACATTCAACCATGCCTGACCGCGCCGCGCCTTTCCTCTCCAAGCCTCTCCTCTCCAGGCCTCGCCGCATCCTAATATACCACCGACCTTATCTTGCCGTACCGGACCTCTGCCAACCTTAGCGATCCGTTCCATTCCTTGCCATACCGAACCGAACCCTAATATACCACCGACCCTATCAAACCAGACCTCACCTTTACCTGCCCGGCCATACCAGACCCCACCTCTCAATACCTCTCCTTTGCATTCCTTGTCTTACCGAACCTAACCTTAATGTACCACCGGCCTTATCCTACCGCACCCAACCCGACTGGACCCATCCAGAGCCGACCCAGCCAAACCTTAGCCAGCCTATCCTATCCACACCTCACCTCAATGGGCTCGACCAGATTGCTCCAGCCGCGCCCATTCATTTACACTACCTCTACATCAAACCGTCCAAACCTGGGACGCCACTCCAGCAATCCTACCTGTTGCCCTGCTGTAGTGATCCAATCATCTACCCTGGATTTATTGGTGATGGAGTCCTCATAACTCACTGTGATAGTGGATTCCCATTTCGGGAAAACGGGGCGCATTCTCATAACTTTGCTTTGACCAACACGAACCGCCTTACTAAAACGATGCTCCTCAGTGGCCCAAAGTTCTTCGGGTTCTCGCGGTCCATCATACTCAAGCGATGCGTGGTCCTCCACGAACATTCCAGACTTAGCCACCATACCCTCCTTGAACTTCTTAGCTCCTCCGATGATAGTAGCCTCAATAGCATCTGCTGCCAGCGTAGGGCCGTTAGCGTCGAGGTAGAGGCCTCCCAAGAACTCCAAGTGGGCAATCTCCTCTATGTCTGCGTCCGTCTTCTTGCGCTTGCCCGTTATCTCCTTGATCTTCTTGACGATGGGATTGGACGGATCGGCCAACTGTCCATTGTGCATCAGCAACGGGGCGCAACCTGTCAGCTTGTATTCCGCTTTCTGCCATGCCATAATCAGACCTCTTCTCTTTGGGCGTGAGTGCTACCATTGGGACATCCGTATGACGGCCCTGATAGCGTTCTGAACGGATTATGTCCGTCCATACATCGTGACATCTGCAACAAAAGGTAGTCAAGTCATCCTCTACTGACTCATTTGGAATACGTTTGTATGCTTCAGGCTTGTGGTGGACCTCCAGGCGATAATGCGATCCGTCATGTCCACAAGCCCTACATTCATTCTTATCAATTTCTAATCGCACCTTGCGTTTTTTGCGCCATTCATTTGACGCTATGTATTTGTAATAGTCCGTAGGTTTCATTTATTCCTTACTTATAATATACTAAATAATTGATAATAGTCAACAGACAAAAGCAACTATTTCTCATTCAACACCTCCATCGCCAGCCACAGGCTAAAGATGCCCCATTCTTCGTGATAGGCGGCATCTTTTTTATACTTAACAGCCCACTCATCATACCTTGGATGGAATTTATCATCCTTGGTGGGCAACTGTTGTCGTAGAGCATCCTCTAATACGGCTATTCTTGCCTGTAGTTCACAACACCGTTTTGTCAATAGTTCTTCCACATTGCTCTGTTTCATCTTCCTTCTCCTCAAGTATAATATTTACTATGCGCTTCAGCTGATCGTCTGATAACTCTCTCTGTATGTTGATTATCCGCTTGATTATAGGCCAACAATTCCCCCCTTTTCTGTGATCATATTGTAACTTCTCCGCGCAGTGGATCTGTATATCATGCATTATATCATCCATTCCTTGAGCTGCTTGAACTTATTAGGCCAATCTTTTTGACCTATATCCTTACTAATCATCCATATAAACTGAGCTACCAAAGCGCAGATAATCCACCATATCCACGGCAACGGCCATACAAAGACGAGCATCATGGGCCAGCGGAGAAAGCTGAATACGTGATACCAAGTGAACAGAGAGGGTAGTAGGCAGAAGTCCATCTTGGTTATGTGGGGATCTACGCCAAATTTAACCCGCCATCTATCAAGCATCCATCTACAGTAGGGAATCGTCCATACCTTATGGCTCCAATGGGTATGGTCAAAAGCCCTTAACGTATGCGTGAAGGATACGCTAATGCTGTTGAGCAGAAGGAATAGTATAATCACCCAGGACTGAGCGGTGAACCAATCCATCCACTGTATAATAGGTAAGAGCGTTATACGTATAACATCCATTATTCATCCTCCTTATACTTCTTTGATTCCATTATGTGCATACCCTTAGGTCGCCGTATAACCACCTTGAAAAACAACACCTCCGCGTCTTCATCAAATGCCTGTAAATCTTCCAACAAGAAACCGACTGCGGTTGTGATATATTGCTGCCTATATCTGCGTTCCCCCTTGATTACCATCACTCCTCCTTCATTTTGGTGCGGTCCAATTGTTTACATACATCCTCATGGCCCCTTGGGTAAATCCAATGATTTGTTGAAAAGTAGAATCCCCCAGGTTTCGAGGAGGCGATTTGGCGTATTGCTCCACAATCAGGGCACCACATTATACCCCATTGTGCGCTCATCCAAGGGAATGCTCTACTATGTCTACACCTTGTATTCATGTTCATTCTCCTATCTGCACCAAGTAAGCCAGATAAAGACAGTTATGCCGATAGTCTGATAGATGAAATTCATAGCGGGTAGATTATGTCCGCGAAGTGTCCTTACAATATTGACCAACGTAAACAAAATCCCGAGAGATAAAGCACAGAACCTGATGCCCTCAACAATAGATTCCATTCCATCCTCACTTATAACGGGGCAGATGCCCACAGTGACGAGCTATAACCTCTCCGATGGTGATCTCTTCTACTTGTGCTTCCCTGCGTAGCTTCTTGATGAGCGAGGAGGGTAGTTCAATATCCAGCCATACACCTTTCTCGCTGTATTCGCTGCGCCCTCTTCCAATCATTTTGACCTTCTGGTGTCCCATTATTCTATCTGACATTATCCCCTCTTTCTTATGACCCGCCACAACTCAGGAGGGCAACGGGCTATGATGGCTTGTGGTGGCACCTCTTTGGCAAGGCGGCTGCTCCATACCTCCCTGATGTAATCACCCGCCTTGCGGTTGTGCTTGCGCCAAATGCGTATCTCACTATTTATCAGCGAGTAATAGACCTCGCCGTCCCTATAGATCCTCTTTTTGCTCGTCGTATTCGACCCCGATCTCAAAGGCAATGTCCCATATCTTGCTCGTTTCATCATCCAACCATTCATCGTGATGTAGTTCGTGGGCAATGGCTTCTGCGAGGGTGGTCATATTGACAGCATCCCATTCGGGTGTAATATGCTCAAGAAACAAGTGCCTTCCCATCTTATATGCTTGGGTAATTTGTTTATTTGTCATCTTAGTTCTCCAACAGGCGATGGATGCGCTGGCGACGTTCGGAGGCGAACTGATTCTTGAGGTTGTTATACATATAACGGGCGGCGGCGAAGGTTGCGGAGGTGATTAGGAGGGTTGCGAGTTCCATTTTATTTTCCTGGTTGGGGTGAGGGTTAATTCTTACTTATAATAATACAAAATTAAACTTTATAAAGCAAGGATTATTTTAGGTATAATAAAATAAAAAAAGGGGCCGAAGCCCCATATTTTATTAATTTGCTTGGTTATAGATTTTCCAAACCATCTCACAGTAGTAATTAAAACTCTTGCCATGCGACTGCTCTTTGCAGTAGGAATCAAAATCCATTTCGTAATGCGCGTGATGTGCAAATTCATGTAAAGCAGTTCTAATTTCATGGTGACCAAAAAAGAGAGTGATTTCGCCCATTGCTGGCTGGTAAATACCTGCCATTGAGGAGGAGCTTTTCGGATTGAAATGAACCATCGGCATATCTATATTTAAGGTTCTGCTGATGTTTTTGAAGGTTTCGATTATGTTGGTTTGCCGGTTGGTCATTTTCTCATCTCCTGTGTGTGTCTCTCTCTACTCTCTACTTATAATATAATAAATAGTTTTCTATAAAGCAAGGACTATTTTCACTTATTTTAAAACCACCGCAAATTATTTCAGACAAGGAGGACTCCATGAGCCTGAACGCCACAGCAGACATTGAGCTATCCGTAGACGGCTATTGCACATTTTCTCAGATACAAGCCCTATTACCTTATAGAACGCTCTCCAACGCATCGCAGCCTACCCGCCTGCAAGCCCTTGTGATGACGAGGGATGTCTTTGCACAGATCAATGGTATGCTGGATGTCCTGGGGTATGAGATAGCCGTAGCCAGTGCTAATACAACCTCTATACGCATCCTGGGGCGTTTGAATAGCCTGGGGTCAGGAGCGCAGATAGAAGCCTCTGCTTACTCAGCGGGTAATGAGGTAAGGTCAGAGCATTCGGTGGATCTACAGGAGCAGTTTGATAACCTGATGGAGCAGTTTGCCAAGGGATTGATCTCCCTACCTAATGCAGCTCGTAAGCCTTCTTTCATCCATAGGGCTGATGAGCAAGAGGGATCGTATCGTTTCCATCGTCCTTTCGGTAATGAGGCAGGGCCAACCTTCACCAAGAATTTCAATTTTTAAATGGCTAAACTATCTAATACAGGCGGGATGCTCGGCATCACCTTTGAGGTTGAGGGTGTGCCGCAGATGGCGCGTGTATTGGGTATCAGCTTCAAGCGCGTCAAGGACTTACGGCCTGTATGGGATGATATAGCCGATGATTTTGTTAAGGGTGAGAAGAGCCTATTTAGTCGGCAGGGAGCAAAGCAGGGATGGGCAGCGTGGGCACCGCTCAATCCTGACTATGTGAAGTGGAAGAAATCAAAAGGCTTTTCCACCCGAATTCTCCAGCGCAAGGGCGATCTAAAGGACTCACTCACTCGTCGCAGTGATAAGAACTTCATCTTTAAACCCCGCAAATTAGGGATGGAGATAGGCACAAAAGTCCCGTATGCCAAGTATCACCAGCGGGGCGTTCCAAAGAATAAGCTACCCAAGAGAGAGCCAATCAGGATAACCAATACGCAGAGAAAAACATGGGTCAAGTTGATACAGAAATATGTGATCGAATCGGGACAGTTTGAGCGTAGTAACTTTAAGAGTAGGATTAGACCTTAATGGCTGGCAAGAAAGACATATCCTGGGTATCAGATAAGATAGCCATCGTGCTAAAAGCGGATCTCCCGGCCAAGCTGGATTTGTTGGATATAGAATATGGGGATAGTATCACCCTTGATGATATACCCAACGAAAACTATTTCATCAGCGAGCTACGCAAGCCACCGGGGTTTCCCATCTGTTGTATCATACCCGATACAACCAACCAATCGCCCTTCACAGGCGATCAGCGGTATGGTATAGAATACCATTCACTAACCATCTCTATTGCACTCACCGCCAATTTAGGGGAGGAGGATCTTAAGCGTCGAACGATCCGAACCATACGGGGTATCTCTGAAGTGCTGGACGCAGATCCGCAACTCAATAGCACCGTGGAGGATACTATACAAATGTCCAAAGAATATGGCGAGCTACAGTTCGGTGAACATGCGCTCTTGCAAGAGGCACAGTTGATCATTCAAGTTGAAACATTAACAGAATAGGGGGATTAGAATGCCCAAGTATCGTTATGAGGGGAAAGCACCTACGCGCATCGGCATAGGTGCAGTTGAATATGGGATGGTGGTTGAGCTGCCCACAGCGCCCAACCGTCTATTTGTTGAGATCAAAGAGGTAGTGGCTCCGGTGATCAAGCCGGTCAAGACATTGCCTAAAATCACCAAGGAGGATCAGTAATGAGCACTCTATTTCCCGGTAGTCAAGTAGTTCTTTATGCAATGAAGGAAACGACCTATGGGACGCCACAAAAGGCCACTCCCACGGATGCTTTTCTGACGCTATCGGAGTCGTTCACTCCCGCACAGGAGCGCGAGAACAGGGATGATCGCACTGAGTCGAGCGACTTCCTTGAACAGGTGACAGGCCGCAAGTCGGCTGATTGGGAGATCACCAAGCTACTCTTACCATCGGGTAATGTGACGATACAACCTGATGATACGCACTTGCTGGAAGCTGCTTTTGGTCATCTCTCTTTTGGCACTACGGCTATTGAGTATCTCCAGGCAACTGCTCATACTACCTCGCTGACTATTCGGCGTGGTGTCAGGGGTGGTGGTGCCTCTCAGGCCAGTTTCCAAGAGCATGTCATGGGAGCCATATGTAACAAGGTAGAATTCTCCTGGGGTAATCAGGGCCATAATAACCAAGCACAGGTAGTCTATTCGGGTATGGCTAAAGAGTGGGGCTTTACCGGCAATTCGACGTATAATCCCGACGCCGACTCTACTATCGCCACAGATGCCAATTATGTCACTATGCCTACCAATGGCGAGTATAACTTTACTCGTGGCTCGCAGTTGTATTTCAATACCGACGTTGTTGAGACGGCGGGTGGCTCTGGTATCATGGTTGATTCTGTCAACCTAACTACCAACCAAGTTATCTTTACCGAGACGCTGGATAATACGCATAGCGGAGCCTCTGCTATGATTCCGTACAATCCCACAGGGACCACTACAGGCAGTCCTATTCACGCCAGGATGGGTATGCTCTCGCTGGATGGCTCTGCTGTGGCTGTTAAACATCTGGGTGGACGTATCACCTTTGAGGATAACCGTGGGTTGCTCAATGAAGAGGTGGGGACCGATTCGGCTTCTGAGGTCTTGAGGCAGGGCAAGCGCAATGTAACCTTCTCGCTCGATATGTATATGAAAAAGCTCAACACCAATATTCTGTTGGGTGGGATGTATAACAATACTGCTTCTGATATTCGCGTCAATATTGGTCAGAATACCGGGGCGACGGTCACATTCGTTATGAAGAAAGCCAAATGGGATATGGTCGGTCCCGACATTGCCGACAATGATATGGCTCGTATTACCCTGACGGGTAGGGCTTATGGAACTAATGGCAATGACTCGCTGCTGATGCGTATCCGCTAACCACTGGGGATAGTGGCTCATTTAAAGGAGTTGCATGGCTCTTAAGCTGTCGTTGAAAGATAAGAAGTATGTTCCTGAGTGGGGGGGCAATCGTGAGGTTGCTCCCTCCGAACAAATCGCTCTGACCTATGCTCCGTTGTCCGTAGAAGATCTTTTTGCTGTTCAGCGAGACACGAAGATAAATGTCATGGCGGGGTTACAGTTTGATGTAGAAGACTTGGATGCCGTTGACCAGCACTGGGGTCTTATCAAGCATGTATTGGAGAAGTATACCAAGGATTATGAAAACATCACCGTCGATGGTGAACCCATTACTGATGCGGTGAAACTGTTTGATGTGCTTGGGCCTTCTCATATGGAGCTACTTGCTGAGATCTTCGGCGCTGTATTGAATGCTTCAACGGGGTCAGAGGAAGACGTAAAAAACTCACCCTCGGACTCAGGGCAAGAGAATCCGGCCAGCGATACGACTGCGGAGCCTGTGTCCGAGACGGAAGACAAGTAGAGCGCAACTGCAAGGATGAGCATATCCCCATAGCTGAGAAGCTAAACAGTTTCCCGCTGTATGATTTAGGGGGAGAGAATGGATCGTGGGAGTGCCCCTGTTCGGCAGTCCCACTTTCCATATGGGAGACATTGGATCTTTTCTTTATGTGCTATACAAGGGTGCCCGGTATGGCTGGATGGGGTTTACAGAGGACGGCCTATCCTATAGATGGGACGCCCTATGAGCAAGATAACTGGACGATGTGGGCCTTTAGTCTGATCGAGCAAGAGTTTTATCGTATACAGTCAGAGCAACAAGATGAGAATAAACGAGCGCAAGAGTTAGCCAGATCGCATCAACAGGCGGTACAACAGGGTAAACAGGGGTAGAATGGCGAACGAGAATGTAACGATTACCATAGGTGCCAAGGATAATGCTTCTGCTGCTTTCCGTAAGGTATCTGATGCCCTAAAGGGCGTTGGCGATGAGGGCGAGAAGGCTAATAAGAAGCTTAAAAGTGCCGGTGATACTGCCAAGCAATTAAAAGGGGTCTTGGCGGGTGTTGTCACTGTGGCTGCCTTGAAGTTGCTCAGCGAGTATGTTGATGTTTGGACTAATTTAAATAATAAACTAAAACTTGTTACCGATAGCGCGAACCAGCTTGCATCTACCCAGGCCAAACTCTTCAGATTAGCTCAGGAGACGCGACAGGATTTATCTAGTACCGTAGGCTTATATTCGCGCTTGGCACGAAGCACCAAGACGTTAGGGTTGACACAGAAACAGCTGTTATCTATTACTAAAACGGTCAATCAGGCGTTCGTTATATCAGGTGCTGGTAGTTCAGAAGCAGCAAGCGCCATCACTCAGTTCGGCCAAGCATTGGCTTCTGGTACATTAAGGGGCGATGAGCTTAACTCAGTCATGGAGCAAGCACCCCGGCTAATGGAGGCATTGACCAGTGCTTTGGGAATCACCAGCGGCGAACTGAGGGAGTTGGCTGCGCAGGGTTTGATTACCTCCGAGATATTAGCTACTGCCCTACTGGAACAAGCGCCCAAGCTAACTGAGGAGTTCGGCAAGACGGGTGGTACCATAGCACAGGGATGGACTGCTGTCACTAATGCATTCACGGTTTTTATTGGCAAGCTGGATGAGACATTTGACGCCAGCGGTAGGCTCTTTACCCTCCTTACGGATATCGCCAATGTTCTGGATGATCTCTCTGAGGTCGATCTGTCTTTCGGTTTCAAGGGACGCGAAGAGGCGTTAGGCACCGGGAAGAATCAAACCAAGGCAAAGTCTCAGCTATTCCAGGGCGTGAGGGGAACCGATGGTGGGGCAGGTCTTTGGGATAAGTTCAAGGGGTTATTGGATCGCGAAAAAGCAATCTCTAAGGCGATGGGCAATGAGTCTGTTATCAATATTCGCGAGTGGAGCAAGGCATTTAATGACGGATTCAATGATCTAAGAAGCGCTGCCGATATAATGGAGGACGAGGATTGGGAGTTGATATTTAATCCACCTCCTCCAAAGAAAACGGCGGCTGAACTACTTGCCGAGTCTATTGCCAAGGGTGCTGAAAAAGTACTGAAATTCAAAGACGTCCTAAGCGATTTCAATGCTGAGTCAGATCAATTGTTTTCTCGTTTTGGCGATGCGGCTGATTTCTTTGAGGATGAGGACTTCTTCCCTACGCATATCTGGGATACTACTGATATGCGCGAATGGTTCGATGAGTTTGAGTACGGCTTTGAAAGAATACAAGAAGCCGATGAATTCTTTGAGGATGTCAACTGGGAGAAGGTATTTGACCCTCCTCCTGATGGTGCAGGAAGATGGGGGCTATTAGCGCACAATATAAAACAATTCTTCACGCTTCCTGGTTCGGGTGTGTTCCCTGCTATGTCGGCGGGTCTAAAGGAGTTCACTGATGCTATTGGCACCTCTTTTGATATAGTCAAACGCGCTACTACACAAGGACTCCAGACATTCAGAGGGGGCGTTCAGTCCGCTTTTGGTGATCTTCTCTTTGGTGATGAGGAGCGCAAGGAAGCTAATAAAGCAGCCAAGGAATTGGAAGACCTATTGGGACGCATCCCAGGCTTGGACCTTGGGACACTCACCAGAGGAGGAGGATTAGCAGAAGCATCCAAGGATGAGTTGAGTTCAATCTTTGATGCCGCATTAGCCAGGGATCTGCCTCCGTCTGCCGTGGTACAGATAGAGCGATTACGGGGAGAGATGTTCGGTGTCTTTGCTCAACCAACCTCTGAGGGTCAGGATGCCTTTGAGGAATCGCTGACGGATACTATTGCTTCCCTGACGCAGAAGCAGAGCTTGCTGAATAAGTTTAAGACCTTTGGCGATGATATGGGCGATAGTGCGGCAGAGGGATTGAAGGCTGCTATCACCAATGGCATGGCTGATTTTACGCTCAAGACACTTGAGCAGTTTGTTGAGTGGAACTATGAAACATGGGCTAAGGATGTATATCAGGGGCTTATCGGTATAGTAAAGCAGTTTGTGAAATGGAATTATGAAACATGGGGTAAGGAGGTTTATCAGGTACTCATAGCGCCACTGAAACAGTTTGTCGAGTGGAATTATGAGACTTGGGGGAAAGATGTTTACCAAGCATTGATTGGTAAACTGAAACAGTTTGTCGGTTGGGATTATGATCCGCTTGAGGAAGATACGGTTGTTGGCTTACTGCCGCCGAGCGTAGCACAAGGTGTCGATTGGTCGTTTGCGCAGTATCGTCCAGCCCTTGATAATCAGGGGTTTGGCGATGTGGGCGGTGGTCCATTCAAGGAAGATATATTGGCATGGCAACCGATGGACTACACCTTTGCGGGGTATTCGTTATCGGGGAAGGTGCCAGAATTTAAGGCCGATGGTACGTATGATATAAATGCGTGGCAGCCGATGGACTATAGTTGGTCTGGTGCTGATTATAGTGCTGCACGTAGGGGGCAGGGGTTTAGCATAGGTGGGATGTATGATACTGCTGCCAAGCAGCCGATGGGATATGATTGGTCCTTCGCTGATTACAATGCGGCCAGGCGGGGGCAGGGATTTAGCTTAGAGGGGATGTATGATACTGCTGCCAAGCAGCCGATGGGATATGATTGGTCCTTCGCTGATTACAATGCGGCCAGGCGGGGGCAGGGATTTAGCTTAGAGGGGATGTATGATACGGTAGCGGATCAACCAATGGGGTATGATTGGGCCAGTGCCGATTATGGTGCTTCGCGGATAGGGCAGGGATTTAGTATCACGGGGATGTATGATACCTTAGCTACGCAGCCAATGAAATATGATTGGGGTAGTGCTGATTATAGTCTTACGCGACGAGGACAAGGGTTTGATATAGGTGGAATGTTTGATACTCCTGCAAAGCAGCCGATGGACTATAGTTGGTCTGGTGCTGATTATAATGCTGCACGTAGGGGGCAGGGATTTAGCTTAGAGGGAATGTACGAAGCTGCGGCAAAGCAGCCGATGGGGTATGATTGGTCCTTTGCTGATTATAATGCTGCACGTAGGGGGCAGGGATTTAGCTTAGGTGGGATGTATGATACTGCTGCCAAGCAGCCGATGGGATATGATTTTGAGACATACTCTCCTCCTGGTTTTACAGACGGCATATCAGATAGCCCGCTGATAGCAGAAATTAAACCCGAGATTAATATAGATGATCAAAATGTATTTCAACAGGCATTTGGTCCTCTTGGTTCAATAGGACAAGGAATCGTTGAAAATGTTGGATCGCTGTTCGGGACTCAAGTTCTTGCCACATCCATTGCGGGTGCATTTGGGATAAGCGGTAGCATAGGTCGTGCAATGGCTGGTGGTGTAAAGGCTGTTTTTGAGTTTGCATCAGGTGACGCCATTGGGGGAATTATGGCGGCTATTGCTGCTGGTTTCAATATGTTCCAGGCGCTATCTAAGGGTGTTACCCCAGGCCGTCCAGAGGAACGAATGGATATTCTCGGCCAATTGCGGGACTCCATACTACAGGGAGATATATCAACTGTTTTTGAAGATGGCTTAGGCATGGGAGCCTTTGCGCGAACAACAGATACGCTTGACCGCGTTATGATAACAGCGGATCTTTTTGCTTCATCGCTTGGTATCGCAATGGAAGATGCTATTGACTTAGTTAACCTAATGAATAATGAGGATTTTTTAGAGGGAACAACCGGGCCGCTTGCTGATGAGATAGCCCGATTGAACTTGCTTGTTGGAGGGGAAGAATACGCTGCCTTACGGGGGCGTGCAGCAACGGGCGCAGGTGGTGGCAGTGCGGTCGACCCTGGCTCCAGTTTTACAATAGTTCCCAGTGGTACGCCAGGGATCGACCCTGATGGGGCATCTAAGCCCGTTGTCCCGCCCGTCACTTCTCCTTCTACTACTCCTGCGGTAGGAGGACCGGATGATCCCGACGGCCCGGCTGGCAGTCCTGCGGCATCTTTGAATCAAGCAGTAACAACCCTATCGAACGCGCTAGGCAGCAACAGTATACCCAAGGGCGTGATGCGGTCTGATTTCGTCAAGTCAAATTTTACCCAGATTTTTGATGAATTGTTTTCAAGGGGAATATCTGCTGGTAGTGAACCTGCGAGAGGATTGCTTTTGACTGTAGCTGGGAGTCCAGCCGCAGGGTCTTTTACGCAAGCGCAGAGTGATGCATTCTGGAACTTGAATATGATGGGCTATGGTTTTACGGCTCGTCGTGGATTAGATCGCGTGCCTGGTCCTGAGTCAGTAGGCGTTCCTGCTATGCTACATGGTGGCGAACGAGTATTGACCGCAGGGCAAGCCGATGCGATGGATAGAGGCGGTGGTGTTAGTATATCAAACACCTTCATCATCCAAGGCAATGGCGATGAGGGTATCTTGCGTCTATTGCGCGAAGAGGCTGTCCCGGTGTTAGACACCCATATCCGTAACTTCTTATCAAGAGAGAGCCGTTATGGTCAGTTCCAGATGGATCAACGAGTATTACGAACAGGGATAAACTAATGGCTGAGAAGGTTCGGTTTATTGTCACAGATGTGCTGAAGAGCGGCACCGTTACCGCCTCTGCTGCAACTGCTGGCTTGCCTGTTACTAATGTGCAAGATGATCTGGTGCGTAAGGTATACCGCAGTACCACTGCTTCTAATGAGTGGATCAAGTTTGATATGGGATCAGCGACTACCATAAACGCTCTTGGGATCATCAACCATAATATCACATTGGGATCAGTGGTGAAGTGGCAGGGGAACGCCTCTGATAGTTGGGCTTCTCCCTCTCTCAATACTAATCTCACTGTAGCAACTGATTCGTTGGGTGCTAACGTCCTCAAGATAGGGCATTACTATGTGACCAATCAATCTTATAGATGGTGGCGGCTTTATGTTGAGCCGGGAACAGGCAACGCTTCTCCGGTAGATATCGGGCGCATCATGGCGGGACGGTATATTGAACCATCGCGCAATATAAGAGATGGATTTTCTATCACCGTGAAAGATCCATCAAGGGGGATGCCCACGGTAGGGCGGCAAGCCTATTGGACCACACGCCGATCCTTCAGCGAGTTGAATTACAACGTGGCAAGGGTCGATGAGCAACAGGCCGATGAGTTCACGGCGCTCTATAATCAGGTGGGGCTGCATACGCCTTTTATTATATCGTTAGATCCTACGACACGCCCATCGCATAACACTTTCTATGTGCAATTCATGGGCAGTGTAGGACGCACACAGCAGATCCTCCGCGATTACAATATTGACTCTGTGCGGTTAGAGGAAAAGATATAATGGCGTTCAACCCGACATGCCAATCAGGAGACTTTCACTATCTGGTAGAGTTCGCTTTAGACTCAACCACCATCCGTTATGCTGATGAGGGACTGAGTGTGCGCGATGGGGCTGTCACGGGTTACTTCTACCAAGGGCGGCTCAGTTCACAGGTGTCGCTCAGGAGGACGTTAGGCACCTTTCTGGAACCAAGGGAGACTATTGATACGTTCAATGTGGTGGTCGATAACAACGATGGTGCGTTGACTACCTTGGTTCAGGCGAACACTTTTTCAAACAGAACCGTCAAAGTATTTCTGGGAGAGGGAGAGAACAAAAGCGATTACTCAGAAGTCTTCAGGGGGTATATAGCTCATCCCAATGGCTATCGCCTGGATGAATCACAGGCCACCTTCACCGTCATTGATAAGCGCGAGAAAGACCGTCGCATCCTACCGCTCGTTGATAGCAAATATACTACAGATGCTTATCCCAATATTGAGAAGAAGGCACGGTCTACTCCTATCTCTATTGTCTATGGTAACTGGTCCTCTGCTGCCGCCTCTGGCCTTTCTATCCCTTGTGTATGCACCGATCAAAGGGCAACGGGCGCATCCTTTAAGGTAGCATCTCATGGTATACTGAGCGTTGATCGTTATCTAAAGAATGCCTCCGTCTTGGCGGGTCGCTCGGGTGCTGCCAACTCCATCCGCTCAACCACGTTGACTGATGCCACCTTTGACATTTCCGGTTATGCGTATAACGCCACTTCCGATACGGTATCGGTTAACTGTAAAGGACTATACACAGCCAACAGCACTCTTATAGAAAAACCCGCTGATGTATTACAGAGCATCCTGACCACCTACATAGGCTTGACAGGAGAGGATATGAATGGGACGGCCTTCCATTCAACCAATACTAATACAGGGCCATTCACCTGTCGGAGAGTAATCAATACAGAGACAAGCAGCGAGGTGCTTATCTCTGAACTACTCAACGAAAACTCTATTGACCTACGCTTCTCGCGTGGACAGTATAGCCCTAAGTTTCGGCAGTTAGATACATCAGGACGCATCACCATGCACGATACGGATATAGTCCTGGCTGATGTGGATAGGGAGAGAGCTGACTTTGCTATTGAGTATGATCCGGACAGGTTCTACGCCAATCAGGTGCGTGTGCGCTATCAGTATGATCCCATTGATAAGGTCTTTTACAACGCCTCGGCCTCCTCAGACAGCATAGCTATTGCGCGTGATCTGGCAACGACAGAGCGGCAGATGGATTTCTACTGGTTATATAATAAGGCTGATGCAGAGGCGCGTATGGATAGAGAGCTGTATCTATTCAGCGAACAGCCCGCCGTGGCTAATGTGATGCTAACACGAAGGGCAATGCTTAAGGATTTAGCCGATCAAATTGATTTAGATTACTCCATCTTTACTAATAAGACATTGCAGATCCGTTCAGTAGAAACCAATCTGCACACCATGACTACAAGGGTACAAGCCTACGATATTTTCACCGATACGTTTGGCAAGTGGATGGCTCCTGGCTCACCCAACTATGCAGCGGCTACCATCTCACAGCGTCAAAACTCGGGGTTCTGGTGCGATGCCTCTGGCTTGGCCGATCCCACCGACCCACAATCTGACTACTCACATTGGTTTTAGAATAAATGGATGATCTAAGGACGTATGAACAGATAATCAAGGAGATAACCCTTGGCCCTATTGATAGCGAAGAGGAAAGCAAAGCGGTTCAGAATACGATGGTGTTGCGGAGTAGGATGATAGAGCGTATCACGCTGATAAGGAAGTGCGCTGCGCTTCGCACCCGAGCAGAGGCAGGGTTGATGCAGATAGAGGAGAGCATGGCAAGCGATTGCAAGGAGTGGCAGAAATTAGATATGGTGGGTAGGCGCTTGGATGGCATAGCGCAGATAAAGAACTGTGATATGATGACGGAGCAATATATGATGGAGTTAGATATGTATGTAGCTATGTTACATGAGGATATGAAATAATGGCATTTACGAGCGGGGCTACAGTGATAGTGGGCTCGGCAACTTTGAAATCAGACTACGACCTTTTGGGCGCATCTGATGACTGGTTACAGACCACGAGCGACGTTGAACATAATTTCGATGTATCCACCGGGACGGGCTTACATAAGGCGGTGTCAGCCACGGGGGTAATATCTACCTCGGATGCAACAGAGGCCACCGATACGACTACTGCCTCTCTAAAGACGGCGGGCGGTATCGCATGGGTGAAGGATTGCTATGTAGGCGATGATATGTTCTTCACCTCTGGTGCCGTCCTCGACTTTGGTGCTGCCAACGCAAAGATCACCCATAGTGCGGGAGCGTTTGGATTCGGAGCGGCGAACCTACTGACCACGGGCACCCTCGGCGCAGGGGCAACGACCGTTACCGATCTTACATCCACCGGCAACACGACCATTGGCAATGCCACTGGAGATGCGCTGACGTTTCATCCAAGCGCGTGGACGCTGACGAATGCAGTATCTATTACGGGCACGTGGACCGATCTTGGAACGGTTACTACGGCTGATATTAATGGCGGTACGCTGGATGCGGTAACAATCGGCGCGACGACTCCCGCAGCGGCGACGGTGACGACGCTGAATACCAGCGACGACGTTCAGATCGGCGCGGCGAATGGAACCTTTAAGCTTAATGTAAACACCGATGTTACAGTTGAAGGTTCGGTGCAGTTTGAAGGCTTTGGCGTTAGTGCGGCAGGACCAGAGATGTATTTCAATAAAACCCGTGGCGCGACGGCTGGATCGCATACTATTGTTGCCGATGATGATGAGTTAGGGCAAATCAGTTTTTATGGATCGGATGGAAGTGCCTTCCGCGAGGGAGCGCGGCTAACGGCAGAAGTTGATGGAACGCCCGGTGCAAGTGATATGCCGGGTAGATTTAGTATCTGGACTACCGCAGATGGGGCGGCAAGTCCTACGCGAAGAGTGACAGTTCTTCAGGACGGCAACGTCGGCATCGGCACGGCGAGCCCCTATAGCAAGATGCACTTGTGGGAGGCATCATCCGGTGCAAGTGGTCGCGGTGCGGTTTTGCTTACGCTGGAGTCAGACGCGAATGAAAACCAGATTGAATTTATAAACGCTGCTACTTCTGGTGCTGCTGGTATTTTCTGGAGCGATCAGAACGCAAACGATCAGGGATTTCTGTATTACGATCACTCCAATGATGATATGCTCATAGGGGTTAATGGCGGCACTGCTATGCGCCTCGACTCCAGCGGCAATCTCGGGTTGGGCGTGACGCCGCAAGCAACGTGGCACGGAGATGTATCTGCGTATCAGATCGGCGGCAACGCAACGATGTGGGCAAATACGTCAGCGGGTGCT